GCCCTACACCTGCAGTCACACCAGTAATATCACCTGCTGCTAAATATGTTGTTAAATCAGAAGCAGGTATCTGTTTGGTTGTATTACCATCTATTATGATAAAGGCATCACTGTCAGCAATAGTAATAGATGAAGTTGATTTAGCTGACCCATCAAGTAAATTAAGTTCACTTGTAGTAGAAGTTACACCATCAAGTATATTTAGCTCTGCAGTGGTTGAAGTAACACCATCTAAAATATTTAACTCTGATGCAGTTGAAGTAACACCATCTAAAATATTTAACTCTGCAGTTGTTGCAGTTACTCCATCAAGTATATTTAACTCTGATGCAGTAGAAGTCACCCCATCTAAAATATTTAACTCTGATGCAGTGGCAGTTACTCCATCTAGAATATTAAGTTCGGCTGCAGTGGAAGTAATAGAAGTTCCTGCTATTTGTAGTGTCGTTGCATTTACTTCGCCACTAGAACCATATACAACTGCTTTGCTATTTACTATAGTACCTGCAGATGAACCATCAACTAAATTTAATTCTGTTGCAGTTGAGGTTACTCCATCGAGAATATTCAACTCTGCAGTAGTAGATGTTACTCCATCTAATATGTTTAGTTCTGATGCAGTAGAAGTAACTCCATCTAGAATATTTAGTTCTGCTGCAGTAGATGTAATTTCAGTGCCACCTAAAGTAATAGAACCTGAAACATCTAAGTTACCATTTAAATCAACTGTAGTAGCTGCAATTTGTATTTCTGTATCTGCTACTAAATCTAGTTGTCCGTCTGCACTAGAATTGATGTATATTGCTGTGTCTCTAAATTGTAACTTTTCTGTAGAAGCAATAAGTATGTCATCACTAAATTCAAAATAATCCTCATCTTCTTTCCATGTTAATACACCATCTGATGTTTCACCATCAAATGTCACTGCTATATCTGTTCCTGCAGTACCATCACCTATCGTAATAGCAGTACCAAGTAGTTTGGTAATAGGACCACCTTCGTTAGCTGTGCCATCGTGAGTATGCCCTGTACTTGCTTGAAATGCTGCTAATAACTGATTAAACTCATCATTGGTATGAGCTGCAGTTATTACGTCTCCATCACTGTAGGAAGATTGTCTAGTGTATGTTTGACCCATTTATCTTCTAGCTCCTGTTTGATATTCTAGTTGAAATCCTTTTAAAGAATATGGTGCAGTAGTGCCACCATCATTTACTCTTAGTGCAACTGCAAAACCTGAACCCTCAACTGATTGTCTAAATAAAGGTCTTGACGTTCCACCATAAGTCCCTTTTAAACTAGAACTTGTTCCGTATGTAGATGTTCCATACAACGCTGCAACATCTTCTGAATCTAACGCATAAGCTGTAGGTTGAACAGCATCTCTAGATTCATAGTCATATCTTAAAAATAAATCTGCGTCTATTGATGATTCAGGCTCAAAGTTTACAATGACACGTTGCATATGCTTACGTATACCTGCATCACCAAATGTTAAATCAGGACTTCTATACTTACCACTTATTATTGTGCCATCAAAGTCATTGCCTGACTCTTGCCTGTAAACAAACCCATTAGCATAATCACCATGTAAAATTATTACATTTCCTGCACTTATGAAAGTATCTGTTGAAGCAGGTTTTATGCCTTTCATTTTAGAAAACTCAAATCTTTCGCCTTTCAAAACACATATAACTCCTTGAGTAGAGCCTTGTGCTTGAGCAGCCTTTGTAAAAAATACTCTGTATTGAGTTTTATCAGGTATGACCACTGACTCAAATTCTGACGCACTATCTAAATTATCATCAAATAAACTCTGCACGTTAGAACTTATAGTACCCAGTTCAACGTCACCAATTCTTGCAGTACCTGCAACTGTTCTTAATCCATCAGGACCTAAGAATATTAAGTCACCTGCAAATTCTTGGATTGTATCTCCATTGATACATCCTATGTCTCTTGTTACTGCAGTTATAGCAAAATCACTACTTGATGTTCCTGACAGTTTAAATATTCTGTTTTCACAAAAGATAAATAAATTTTCTCGGAAAACTTTAAGTCCAGTTATAGTATCATCAACTTTAATACTTCCTGCACCACTTGCTGTAAGAAAGTTATCTTCATCAAAAGGCACACTAAATATTATCTCTTGTTTAGAGCCAGACATACCTGCGTAGAACATATGTTCTTTAAATGCTGTTACAAATTTTGCACCTGTAACTGCAGTGCTAACTTCGCCAGTTCCTGCTGAATCTACGTCTGTTGCACTAAATGATGTATTAAATACTGTTGGTGCATTTGTACCATCTGCAACAATTAATTTATCGTTACCATCAAAGTTAAATCTTTCAAAATTATATTTACCTGCATTAGTTCTTCCACTATCTACTGTTGTCCATGAAGAACCTCCTGCATCTGCAGTAAATATATTTGTTCCTCTTGCTGCTACAACTTTACTTGCAAAGGTAGCAACCATTAATACTCTTTCTGAAGTATCAGAAGTATGAGGAACTACTGCTGTTACGTACTTACTAAATCCATTTATTCTTCTGTAACCACCCTCAATATCAGGCTCGAAGTTTTCTAACTCAAGTGCTTCCCCTGGTTGCATCATAAACGTAGAACGATTTAAAACCAGTCCTCCCTCGCAGTTAAAAGATACTGGTTGTGTTCTGGATAAATCTGGCATTATGTTGTCGTTTCTGTGCTAAAATATCCAGCCATTGTAGCTGGTCTTAGGACAACTGTAGACCTTACGTACTCATATTTATTAACAAGTAAAGTCTGCATATTTTTTATACCTTGTTCAAATCTTGCAAAGTTTAATTGATATTGCTCTATTTCACCTCTGTACTGATAAACATAAGATGTAGCACCATCCACTATAACTGGTGCAAACCTATCTGGTATTGTTGTAGTATCTCCGTGTGCTGACATTGTAGTTGGAAAAGTGAAATAATCAAACTTCAAAGTGTACGCTTTATCTGGGAAAGGATAAAGAATATAATTATTGTCCAAAGTTCTAATTATATGCGTGGGGATTCCTCCACCACTAAACTGAGCTACCTGTGTTCCACTGCTATGAGCTGCTGCTGTTGTACTATTAGCACCTCTAGTTGCTCCTGTAAAAGTAGTAGAAGTTGTTCCTGTATAGGTTATCTGTTCATTTTCAATGAATAATGTTCCAGAGCTATCGAACCCTGATGTGCTTGCCACTGTTACAGTCGTGGCTGAATCTGTTAAAGTCCCATCTAATGTAGTTGTATCTATTTCATCTTCTTGTTCTACATTATCGGCTATATATTGATTATAAGTAAGAGGTGTTAAACTGTTGCCTCCTACTCCTAAATCGGTGTTTTTTACTATTCTTGCTGTGTTATAATCTATGTGTTTAGTTGATGTAGGAACACTATATTTAAATGTTCCAGGAACCAACGTGCTAGTATTAGTAGCATGATTAAAAGGATAACTAAATTCTTTTTGGTTTATATAACGTACTGCTTCATTGACAGCATTTTTTGCTTGCACTTGTATACCTCTAGCGTTAGAAAAATTTGATGAAGTTAGTTCAACTTCATTTAATCGTGCTAATACGCTATTGGTTAATGTAAGAAAAGTTTCTGCCATGATATAAAAATAGGGTGGCAGTATTACCCGCCACCCGTTAAGTTAAGTTATGCTAACTGGTCTCTATCGACTTCGTCTGGCTTATCGTCTAATCCATGACCTGCTAAATCAATAACAGTTGCATAGACTCTAAGTCTGCCTGTAGCTGGAGCAGCACCTGCAATAGTACAATCAATAGTATCAGTTGATGTAATAAATTGAGTATACGTTGAAGCTGCACTTCCTACAACAGTGTTAGTTTGACCATTAGTTCCTGCTGCACAAAAACCTGTGGAGGTTATATCTGCACCATCAATAATGTCATCACCACCACCAAAGTCCATATCAAGAGTACAACTTGAAGTAAATGCTTTCATTACTTCTGCACCTGAATTTAGAACTAAAGTGTTTGCAGGGATTTCTAACACCTGAAAGACATCTCCGTCTGAAAAGCTACCACCTGCTGCTACTAATGCATCAATATCAAGGTAAGCCTCAATATTTCTCATCACATTAGTATTTTTAGATGATGGCATAGCCACAATAGAATCAGAAGATACACCAGTAGTATCTTTTGAGGTTAAATCAAAAGTTGCCATTTATATCTCCCTTACGCTACGTTATACTTAGCAGTTACGATTGCTTCTGGTCGAAGAATCTTTCTGCCATACAAATGCATACCTCTTACGATATCTGCAAATGAATCAGGGTCTCTGTAAGACTCTGTTTTTGTTATCTGAGAAGCTGTTGCCACTGCTGAAGAATGACCTGCTACGATAACACCAAAGTTTGTATTTTGGTTAGCTGAACCTGATGTCCCAGGTCCTGTACCAGCAGAAGGTAAGTTATTTGACATATATACATCAAAACCATGTATTCTGCCAATAGTTAAACCTGCTCTCAATCCACCTGACTCGCCAAAGTCTGCATTTAAAAGTCTTGAATCTTCATCTTTTAAAACTTCAACGAAAGTTGGATGTAGAACTAGCCATCTACCATCTGAATCGACAAACTGTGTGTCTAACAATCTGCCCATTCTTGCAATGACTTGCAATGGTGTAGCAGTTGCTGTAGCCTGTGCTGTCGCACCTGGCATTCTTGGAGCTAACGGAATAGAGTGGTCTCCAGCACTTGAAGTAGTGATGTTACCAAAGCTATCTTTTCTTAGCTTCATGCTTGTTAACAATTCATCAGAACCTGCAGTTGATACTGCTTTTGTGCCACTTACTGTGTCATTAGCAGTTCCAGCAACAGTATTTAATGATGATTGCTTGAAACCAGATAAATATCCAAGAATCTCTTGGTCATGTTGGTCTCTTAGTCTGTAGCCTGCTCTATCAGATGCTAAAGACTCAAAGTTTACATGACTGTGTGCTTCTTCGATATCATCTACTTTAAAAGCAAAATAGTTTGCTTTATCGACAACGAGAGAAAAATCCTCATCATCTAAGTCTTGTGGTTGAATATTAACTCCACGAGCATATTCTTTTACAGTGATTTCTGGCTCTTTAATAATTTTGACAGTATCACCATAGTTCGCAATCTCTCCAAAGTAATCACTATTAGTGATTGACTCTACAACAGAGGTCTTACGAAAAGCCTGCTGAACCTTTTGGGAATAAATAATAGGGCTAAAATTGCCATTAGGTAGATTCCCGTATCCAGCCGCAGTTTTGAAAGCCATAGTTTCCTCCTCGGCTAATAGTTGGTTAAATACGAGTTACATACACAATCAAAAGGCTAGCTTCCATTTGGTATCCTCATAGAGGGGCAAACTCAGACTAGGTAGTTTTTATTAGTATAAATTCGTGAAAAATGTAAAAGTAGGTGGTCGTCACAAAGACGGGCTACTATTTATACATTTTATATCATACAAATGAAAAAAAGTAAAGAAAAATTTTAAGCACCAGGTCTGGTCATGTCATATATAAAATTACCAGACTGTATTGCTTCTTTTATCATCTCTTCGTTTTTCTCAAATTCGTGGGGTCTCATTTTAGCTACATCAGATTCTCTGATTTGATTTGACTGAGTGCTTTTTGAATTTGCAGGACTTGATGTTGTCCCTTTTGTAACTGCTTTAGCAGCTTCTTTATTATCAGTCTTTTTCTTTGCAGTAGCTGTTATACCCATATCTACTTTATATAAATCTATAGCTCTTGCTGCAGATTTAGAATCTGTTTCATTTTCATACAATGCCTGTTGTACCCATCTAGGTTGTGTTTCAACCCAGTCATGGAACTCTTGGTCATTTCTAATATCATCAAAGTCTGGATGTATTCTCATAAGTTCTGCTTCTGCACGAGCACGGCTCGCCTCGGCTTCCCTATCTGCAAGAACTTTCATCCTGTCCTCAAGAGTTGTATCTAATTCCTTTGCTTTCTTTGTAGCTATTGTTTCTACAATTTTTGCAACATCTGGATATTCTTGTGACCATTTATCTATTTCTTCATCAGACTTTGGTAAATTTATTTCTTTCTTAGCAGTTTGTGCTAATTGTTCTTTTAATTTAAATATCTCATCTTGATATGTTTTTTCTTTTTCTTGGGAGTGTCTACGTAAGTCACCATACCTCTTTTTAAAAGTTTTTTCTTCTGGAGCAAGAGATTCGGTTTCTGCCTTATCTTCTTCCTCAACTTTAGCTTTGCCAAGAGCTTCGTCTCTTTCTTTAACTAAAGCATTTAGTGTTTCTTCTTCTTTATTATCATTTCTTGTATATTTTATAGGTTCTTTTTTAATTTCTTTTTTTACAGCCATATCAGCCATGTTTTTCTCCTAGGGTTATCGTAGCCATTATTGGGGGATAAGTAGCTAGTTTCTAATCCATAATTATTTTTTACGGATTGCACATCCTGCTAAGTAAACTATAGGATGTATTATTTTACAAAAGATGTTGCCAACAATACTGTCTTTGGCTCTGCCCTTTGTCAAAATATGTCTTAGATGTTTTGTTCTTTCTTTTGCGAAGTAAGCACCAATTTTTGTTAGTACGTTATTAACTCTCATGCCACTAACAAAAGGTTTGAATAACCAATGATAACCTACTTGGTGAGTGCTTGTCAAGTATTTTTTCTGATACACATACCATATCTTCATAGCTTGTGCCCAATCATCAAGTTGAGTCTGTCTATACATTTCTGTGCAAACTATTTTTCCTCCAGTGTCACCACTTGTTGCAGTATCGTCAGTAGGGTCATCATATTTAGCAGCTCTGTCTGCTATTCTCTGTTCTCGTGCTTCTTCCTGTGTAGGTGCATTTCCTGGCTTACCGCTGCTATCAGTAAAGTTTACAGTTGTGCCATCTTCATGTGTAAATGTTCCATCTTCATTTTCACTGTATGTAGTTCCAGAATCATTTCTACCTATGCCTCTACTACCTCCACGAGAGGCTACGTCTTGCTGTCCACTTTCTGAAAAATTTTCAGATATATAACTTGAAGCAGCTTCTCTTCTTGTTGGCGGAGCTTCAGGTAAATCATCTTCTCGTGTTGCTCCTCCAGGACCTCTGTAATTTATACCAATTCCTCCAGTTCCCTCACTGTATATATCCTTTTCTTCTTTATCATCTCCTAATCGAAATGTTCGGCTACCTGGTTTTACAATCTGCAAATCAGACGCAGTAGGTGATATTCTGTCAGTTAAGCCTGCTAAAAACTCAGCTTCTTTTCTGGACACCACAAGTTTGCCCTCTCCTTTTTCTCCTGCCGATGCTAGAAAAAACTCTTGATTTGGATTAGCGTCTAAGGTAGCTTTAATCTCTTTTGACTTTTCTTTAGTTAGTCCCTCTAGCACACCTAATGAATCATCTATCTGTCTATCTCCGACTGTTGGTGCTGTAACTGTTGGTGCTTCTCCAGCTATGCCTTTTTCCTCTTCG